AGCGGACGCATCCACTCCTTGTTCCGGTAGATCACACCACCAGTCGGTGTTCCGAGCACGACTGCTACATTGCGCCCTTCATCGAATCGATTGTTGAGCCACCGCTTCTGGCGCGGTGTGAGATCCGGAAGAATCTCTGCGCTTCTCGGAATTCTCTCGATGAACTTGTATTCGATCCACAGATCGCCGCGATCACCTGAGTACCAGACGTCAGCGGTTCCAGCACGCCAAGGGTTGTTCATCTTCTCGGCGTAGGTCATCGGGAGGTGACGATGCACGCTCTCGATGAACCGGTTCTCGGGCTTAGTCGTAGACACGGAGCAGTTTCCTCACGGAGAGTTGAAGCTCCTCAAGGGTACCACTGTTGAAGAGCTGAGCATCGGCGTCGAGCATCTCGATGCCGTCTTCGCTCGCGTGTGCTTCGACCGCCTTGGCCTCGGGACGGATCACGTGGATGATCCAACCACCGTGCTTGCGGATCCACGCCGCCTCGTTCTCGAAGCGCACGTCCGGGATGACCATCCCCGGACCGTTCTGCAGCAGGCGCTGGTGAGCCATGATGATCCACAGATCGGGGTTGATCAGTTGCCGTCCCCACTCGGTACCGAGGGTCTGCATCATCCGCCGAGGACTGACGCCGAGCGCGGGTATAACGTCCTCTTTGCGCGCCTGCCAGTACGGGTCATTCATGTCCACGCCCAAGGGCGCGAGCATGGCGCGGATGGGGTCCGCGAAGCTGTACCGGTAACCGCCAATGGCGGCGATGATGAAGTTGGCGACAGTGTCTTTGCCGGACCGAGCGCGGCCGGCGATACCGATCAGTGGGGGTCGAGGCATGTGAAGATCTCCTGCAGATGGCGCGCCTGCGTGATCACGTTATCCAGAGCGTTGTGATTCATGGGAAACTCCTAAAGGAAGAAGCCCGAACACGAGTGCCCGGGCTTCTATGGGGTCGCAGCGCCTTGGGTTACACGCCCACCGGAGACGGCTCGGCTTTCGGAGTCGGCGGAGGGTTGAGCTTCAGCAACTCGGCTTCTGCGGCGGCGACAGCCTTCTGCGCGGCGGCGATTTCTTTATCGCTGGCCTTGACGGCCTTCGCGTACTCGCTGTCCAGCGCCTTGCGGGCCTTGTTGACCTCGGCCAGCTTGGCCTTGGCATTCTTCACAGCGTCCTTGGCGGTGCTGATGGCAGCCTTCTTCTCGGCCGGGGTGAGGATTACGCTCTTTTTGCGTGCCATTGTAGTAACTCCTGATGGAACGGGGGAAAATGCCGGCCCCTTTACAACCGTTGGTGCCCTGCCATGAAGGGTGGGCCGGCGTGCGGAGTAGTTACCGGCGGCCGCGACCCACTGGTACGCCACGACCCGATGCCTTGGGTCCGACGTACTGAGAGGTGTCGGGTTCGGCGGTCAGACGCTGTTTCGCTTCTTCGCGACGCGACATGAAGATGCCCAGCTCCTTGCCCTGCAGCGGTCGGACCACGTTGAAACGCAGCGACGCGAAGGTGGTGGCCGGATCGAGCGAGATCTGAGTGATCGCGCCAACGGGCACCGTCTTGTGCCTGACCGACAGGGTGTGGACGTACGAGTCGAACGCCTTGATCGAAGTCGGAGGCACCGACAGGATCCAGATCGGAGTTTCCTCTTCCAGGTTGTCGATGGCCGACGCCGGCATCAGGGCGAGCAGGCGGGTGTTCTTGCACGCCTTGCCCCTGCCGTTGGCCGCAGAGCCGAACTGGTTATTGGGGCAGGACGAGCAGGTCTCGGCCTGCTTGTTCGGGCTGTTGGGGCTGGGAACGAGGAGCGACGGCTCTGGGCCGATCGCGAAGCAGCCCGGAGGCTGGGGGTTGTCACGGTCGAACGGGGTGTCGTAGAACAGGTTGCTGGACACGAAGTCGACGATCACGACTTCGAGGGTTTCGCCTTCCATCCCGTCGGGGGTGATGAACGCACGGTTGGCGTTGAAGCGGATGCGGTCACCGGTGGGCGCGGCAATGCGCTTCGCGATTTCCGACGCCTCCTTGGCGAGCTGCTCCTCGTAGTTGACGGGCAGGTTGGGTTTTGCGCGGGTAGTTGCCATTTTTGATTCTCTCCTAGATAGAACGGATGTTCAGCTTGCGCTGGGTGAACGGGATCACTCCCGGAATCTTGCCTTTGGTCTCCAGCAGCTCGCGGCAGCCGGTGACCGACGGACGACGTTCCAACAAGTGGTAGTACTTGTGTCGGTGGATGTACGCGTAGAAGGCGTCCCAGTCTTCAACCGAGGGTTTCACGGAGGTGGTGATGGAGACCGTCGCGGCCCTTCCGCTCGCCTTCGTCACCCCTTCATTATCCATCTGGATGATGAGCTGGTTCTCTAACTCGTTCATCTGCTCCGACAGCTGCTTGATTTGCTCCTCGAGTGCGCGCTTCTGCTCCCGAAGGGCATGCAGCCGGTCTATTTTAACACCAATTGTGCTCATGTGATATACCTCCTGATCAAGTTTTCCAGCACTTAGGGCACGGCGTCTTGGAGACGAAGAACCCCTGCCGGGTGGTGATGAATCCCTTGCCGCCACAGTCCGGGCAGACCCGGTTCTGGAGGGCTGCGTAGGCGTCCTGCACGGCTTGGAACGCTTCGGACGAGCCGCCGCGATCCGGGTGGTGCTTCATGGCCGCCCGGCGATAGGCGGCCCGAATCTCGTCGTCGGTAGCATCGGGACTAAGCCCGAGGACTTCGTATGGTGTGCTCATGTCATGGTCACTTGCTGTAGGTCACATCCCAACCGCCCTCGGCTGCCAGCGGTAGTCCGTCGGCCCATTCCGGGGCGGTGGACATGATATGGATCATATCTCGCAGGCAGCGATCGGCGTCCTTCTTTGGACACACGACCACGATTTCGTCGTGGGTCATCGTAACGATTCGGTACTTCTTGGAGATCTCCAGCATCTGCTCCGCGATGATGCAGCGAGCCAGCGCCTGTACCACGTTCTCGGTAAGCAGCCCGCCGTAGATCTTGGTGCGCCCGTTCCGGGTGAGGTATGTAGCCTCGTGCATCACGAGGTCGTCGTGGTACACTTCAGCCTCGCCGTGCAGACCGTAGTACTGCAGGAACAGCCCGTTGGGGAGCTGGATGTAACCCTTGCCGTAGGTCAGCGGACCGAACTCGCCGCGCGCACCGGTAATCATGCTGGCGATGATGCCGTCCATGGTCTTCCAGAGCTGGCGGATCTTGTAGTTGCGCGAACGGTAGAGGTTTACGGCGGCTTTGCACTGTTCATCCGTCAATTCGACGGCCATCCCCATGGCACCGGACTTCAGGGTGTGTTGGAATTTCCGCCAACCCATACCGTAGCCGAGACCGAGAACGCAGACTTTGCCGACGAAGCCTTCCATCTCATGCGGGAAATAAGCGTCCTTCTTGTCGGCAACCACCTGACCTTCCTTGTTGATGTACTGCCCGGCAGCATTGGTAGCGGCTTTCTTGCGGTCAACGGGGTAACCGAACACGAGCGACGCGAATTCCGAGTACAGGTCGCGTTTGTTTCGGAAGGCATCTACGACATCGTCCTGCCTGGCCAGCCAAGCCAGTACGCGGGCTTCGATTTGTGCCGAGTCGGCCACGACGATGACGTGGCCCTCGGGTGCTAGAATCGAGCGCCGCAGCTCGCCACCGCGTTTCAGGTTCTGCAAGTTCATCTTGTTGCCGCCTGACCACCGGTGGGTGTGTGTGCCGGAGTAGTTGAGCAGGATAGGCAACTTCATGCCGTTCTTGCCGGCCTCGAGGAAGCGGACCGCGCGGGTTTCGCCAATTGTGGACTTCACCCTCAGGCGGGCTTCACACAGCGCGCGGACCTTGTCGTTGCCGCTCTTCATCAGTTCTTGGAAAGCTAGGTCCGACTTAGCGAAGGCGTAGGTCGGCTTACCCGTGGACGGGCTGATCTTCATTGGCGGGTTGACGCCAGCACGACGCAGCAGCTCGGCGAACTTCTCGTTCGACATGAGGTCTTCGACGCTTGCGCCGCTGCGCAGAAGAGCAGCAGTCTTGCCGCCGACTTCCCTCTCCAACTCCGCCTGTACACGGGGGATGTCGATGCGCAGGACTGGGTCGCAGAACATGCGGATGGTGAGATCGATCAGGAGCAGTTCTTTGTCCGGAATGTAGTCGTGAAGCTTCCAAAAGATCTTGTACGTATCCTCCACGTCATCGACGCAGTACGCACCGAGGGCACGCTCCTCCTTGTCGGTCAGCTGCTGCTTGCCCTTGGTGTCGGCCAGCGCGTCGCGCTTCACCTTGCCGGCGAGACCATGCGCCTTGGCCAGGGTATCGAGGTCATGGCGCATGTGGTGGCCATGCGCCGCGCGAGCCATGGACAGTGTGTCGAGGTAGAACGCCGGCTTGATGTCGTACACCTGCGAGCAGATGAACCCGTCGAAGGCCGTGTTGTGGGCCAACATGGCACACTTGGACCAGTCGATCTCCCGCAGCGCCAGCGGGATGTTCTTGCCGGTGTACCAGAGGGTTTTACCGTTGCCGATCTTGATCCCTACGCCGTGCGCGTGGAAGCGATCGTCTCGAACGTACTCGGACAAGTTCATCTTCCCCGACAGGGTGTAGTCCTTGTCGTAGTAGGTCTCGAAGTCGAGCGTGACGATTTGGTACTTCTTGCCGTCGATCTCGACGTATCCGTCCTCAAGCGCCATTGGGCATCTCCTCATGGAACAGTTCTTTCAGCAGATTGAGCATGTTGCCCTGTCGGACGTTTTTCTCCTGCAGTTTCTGAAAGACCTTATCTTCCACGGTGCCGGGTGCCAGCACCACGATGGTCTCGGTCTTCTGCGTCTGTCCGGCGCGGTAGATGCGTCGATTGCCCTGCAGGAAGTGCTCGAGGTTGTACGTGGGCGATGCCCAGATAGTGGCCGTGCCCTTCGTAAGAGTAAGGCCATGCGCCGCGCTCTGGGGATGAGCCAACAACGCGCGGTAGAAACCGGCTTGGAAGTGATCGACGGCTTCCTTGCGGGCCTTGTCACTGGTCTTGCCGTCGAGCACCGCGTAGGTGATGCCGCGCTTCTCGAACTCCTTGATCAGGAGGTCGCGTTGGTGTGCCCAG